AACACTGAACAAGGCTCTCGGCTATTTCAGCTCGGTATTGAACCCGGGCGGTTGGATCAAAGCTGTAGGTACACGGTATCATCCAGAGGATGCGTACTTCAGCATGATAGAATCCAAGGTTCCAGAATGGAACGAAGAGAAACAAGATTTCGTAGGCGAACGCTCCGCATGGCAGGTGATGGAACGTGTCGTTGAAGATTCCCCAGACAGATCAGGCTTAGGGGCTTACCTCTGGCCAAGAACAGAATCTCCTACAGAAGCTGGTAAGTCTTACGGGTTCGACCCGAAGGAACTAGCTACTATTAAAGCGGACTACGTGGCACACCAAGGTGCAGTCCATTACTACGCACAGTACTACAACGATCCAAACGATGTAGGTACTCAACGGATTAAGAAGGATAGATTTCAGTACTATGATCAAAGGCATCTTTCGTTCAAAGACCAAAAAGTCTTCTACAAAGGAAACAAACTCAACGTCTTTACTGCAATGGACGTCGCGTGGTCTGAATCGGAGCGCTCTGACTATACAGCAATTGCTGTTGTCGGCGTTGATAGCGATGGCTTCATTTATGTTCTTGCTCTTGATCGCTTTAGAACGAGCGACTTCCTCACTTACTATGATCACATCATGGCCCTCCAACACGAATGGGGATTCAGACGACTCCTCGTTGAGACGAATGCGGCGGGAAGTCTTGTTGCACAGGAAATTGAAAACCATGTCCGTAGAAATGGAGGCTCTCTCTCTGTGGACAAACGCTCCGTTAATACTCGGGCTGAAGGAAAACTTGAGAACTGGGCCTCAGTCCTCGAGCCCAGATACCACAGCAAAAGTATATTCCATTTCACAGGCGGCCTTACGCCGACACTTGAAGAAGAACTCATCAGTGCTAAACCCAGACATGATGACTTGAAGGACGCCTTATGCGCCGCGGTAAGCATCGCGAAGCCGCCAAGCAGCAGGAAGATCACAGATTATAATAGGTTTCAAGACCAGTCGAATGTAGTCCAAGGGAGATTCGGCGGTAGGGTTCGAGTTCGATGAATGAAATCAAAGATCTATTATCTGAGTTGAAGTTCATCAATACTAAGATCGATTCGGAGATACTCTCTCTTCAGGCAGAAGATGTACTTTCTGAATTCTTCATGACTTGTCCTTTCCCGATGTGGGTTAAGGATACCCGAGGACACATGGTTGCTATCAATCATGCCTACACCTCTAGGTACGATGTCACTCTGGCAGATTATGCAGGAAATTTAGACGATGCGAACTGGGAACAACAGGCTGCAGTGAACTTCGGATCCAATGATATAGAAGTTCTAGAGACTGGAGTTCCTCGTGTGTACATAGAGGCTATAGATAGTCCGAGTAGAGAAGAATTAATAGTCCTGAAGTTTCCCGTCAATCGGGATACAGAAGTAATAGGAGTCGGGGGGATAGCTATTTATCTTCCGATCACAACGGTCGATCTGAATGTCAGAAACTAATTTTGAACAGCTAAGGTTCTATATCATCAAGACACTAGAAAAACTAGCAGATGATGTAGAAACATTAAAATCAATAACGAATTCAAGAGCTGAATACATCACTAAGTTTGAAGAGATTCAACGAGATGTGAAGCTTCTAGAAAAACAGCTCAAAGCTCTAGAAATCCAGAGCAGCGTGTACGGAACTAAACTGATGTTCATAGGTGCAGCCGCAGGGATGATCGGGTCTGGAGTTATCGCACTCGTGATTAAGTTAATAGTGTGATGGAACCCTTAATGATAGGAGAACCTGATGTCAGGTGCGGATAGCTTAGACTTTGATCTAGCTGAAGGACAACCTCTAGCTACAGAAATTGCTAATAACTGGAACCATTGGAATGGGTCCAGGGCTGAGTGGCGCTCTCGAGTAGAAGAAAACAAGAAGTACGTACACGCAACCAGTACTAAAGAAACTACGAACGTACAGAATCAACATATGCATAGCACGCATATCCCTAAGATTGCTCAGATCCATGACAATCTGATGGCGAACTACATGAGTGCTTTGTTTCCGAATGACGACTGGCTCCGCTTTGAGGGTAAAGACCCTGCGGCAGAAGAGTTCGACAAAAAGAAAGCAGTACTCGCGTACATCAGTACAAAGAACAAACTGAATAACTTTCGCAACATCACACAGGAGTTAGTGAATGACTGGATTATCTATGGAAACTGTTTCGCAGGCGTTACTTACAAGCAAGAACTACATCAAGACCCTATCACAGGAGAAACTATTCCCGGTTACATCGGCCCTAGTGTGTATCGAATTAGCCCGGATGATATCGTATTTAATCCTCTAGCAACTGATTTCGAAGCTGCCCCTAAGATCGTACGATCTCTGAAAACTTTAGGCGAGCTTCATAGAGATCTTGAAGAGAATCCTGAATTAGGATACTCAGAGGAGATCATCAAGACTATCACAACTAATCGTGAAGTCCTGAAACAGATGACAGACACGGCTATCGATAAGCATGTTCAGATGCATTACGATGGCTTCGGATCTCCTAGTCTGTACTATAAATCAGGCTACGTAGAGATCCTAGAATTCTACGGAGATATCTACGATACGGATTCAAATAAGTTCTTGAAGAATCATGTTATAACTGTAGTTGATCGGCAGTATATCATACGGAAGGAGCCTTTGAATACGTGGCGTGGACGCCCGAACATCTTCCACTGTGCGTGGCGTCTCCGCCCGGATAACCTCTGGGGCATGGGTCCACTGGATAACCTGATCGGTATGCAGTACCTCGTGAACCATCTAGAGAACAGCAGAGCTGACGCATTTGATCAGATGCTAGACCCAGACCGAGTACTAGCAGGCGATGTAGAGATCGAACACCGCGGATCTGCTATTGATTACTACGTTTCAGATCCTAGTATTGGTGGTAGTGTATCTCACTTATCCCCTGATACTACTGTACTGAACGCTGACTTCCAGATAGAACGTAAAGAACAGCAGATGGAGGAGTACGCAGGTGCGCCGAGAGAAGCAATGGGAATCCGAACACCTGGCGAGAAAACAAAGTTTGAGGTCCAGAGTCTTCAGAATGGCGCGTCACGGATCTTCCAACAGAAAATTACGTACTTCGAAGAACAGTTCCTCGAACGAATCCTGAACGCAGAGATCGAGGTAGCACGCCAGAACTTGAACACAACAGACCTTGTTCGAATTCTAGATGACGACTTCGGTGTTACTGAATTCTTACAGATCACTAAAGAAGATCTCCTTGCTAACGGGACTATAGTTCCCATAGGTGCACGTCACTTCGCACGTCAAGCTACCTTAGCACAAGAGCTCTTACAACTACAACAAGTACTGCAGATGGATCCGATGATGGGGCAACACTTCCCCGCGGAGAACCTAGCTCGCACATGGGAGGATCTCCTTGGCTTCAAGCGTCTTGAACTGTTCAGTAAGTTCGGTCGTGTGGAAGAAGAACTAGAATACGAGCGTCTACGTACCAGCGCTGCAGAGCAGGCTGAAGTAGAAGCACAGATACAACCAGAAGAAGAGGCGCTACTGTAGTGAAACTACCTAGCGCTTTAGCAAAAGGATTATCCGAGGACCAGCTCACACAGTTGGAATCGGAACTGAAACACTCTCTGTTAGGAAAGCAATTACGTAAGTACTTATCAGAGAAAATCGTTAATGCCGAGATCAAAGAAGAGCAGGTTGCTCATGAAGGGATCGGAGCATTAGCATCACAAGTAGGTGAGCGACGGGGCTATCGACTTGTGTTAAACCAACTGCCCACAGGGTAGTACAATCCCGAGGAATAACGATGTCTGACATTGATCCAACTGCCGGCGAAACCGGCACTCCCAATGACCCTGACCAGGGAACTGGGGATTCTCTAACATTCTCTAAGGATGACTTTCAAAAGATTCTGAAACAGAACCAGCACGGACAACAGTTCATTGACACCCTCAAAAGTGAAAAGGAACAGATGGCTGATAGGCTGAAAGCTCTGGAAGAAGAACTCCAAACTAAATCATCAATGGAAGAACTGTTAGAACAGATGCGAGTACAACCGAATAACCCTGACCAGCCTGGGCCGACAGCCCCGCCGGTAGACGAATCCGAACTCCTCGCTAAATTGGAGCAGCAAGTTTTTGACAAACTCACAGCTCAACAGCAGCAAGCTCAGCAGAAACAGAACTGGGACTCTGTAGTGGACGCCTTACAGGCTAAGCACGGAGAGAAGTACCAGGACTATGTTACTACGAAAGCACAAGAGCTCGGTCTTACCCAAGACCAAGTGATTGAAATGGGAGCGACCACTCCTAAAGCACTGTTGGGACTGATGGATGTACAGTCAAGTACTGGACCTGCACCCACACGCTCTTCCGAACGAGCTCCTAATTATGATCCTCTGGATCTACAGGAAACTCAGTACGAGAAAGTTGCTCGTCTGCAGCGGAACATCGAAACACCTGAAGGCCGCGAGGCTCGACAGTTGTGGAATGATCCAACATGGCAGGCACAGCAGCGACAACGTATCTTAGATAAAGCTCGAAAGGAAGGTTCCACTTTCGGAAATATCATAAGGTAACTTATAATGGCTTTAGACTCCACATGGGGTAATGACCATATGCACCGAAACGAAGTATTCAACACTATGTTGAAGCAAGTACTTCGTGATGATCTTTTCGCAGAGCAGTGGGTTAACTACATCGGCGACTTCACAGACGGATCTAACTATAAGATCAACTCTGTGGGTGAACTGACTGTTGACCAAATGGCAGAAGCTACTAGTCTTCCCGATCGTCGTCCTGACTCTGGCCAATTCGTTTTTAACATCAACGAATTCCCAGGCATCAAGACGTCTTATACGGATGTTTTCCTTGAAGATGACTTCATGGCAAACCAAGTACTAGCCACCCTGCCAGACCGCATGACTCGTGCCATGGAAGAATACATGGAAACTCGAGTACTGCGTCTGCAACGCGAACAGACCAACAATGATAGTAACACTATCAATGGTGCTGATCACCGCTTCACAGCAAACGGCACAGCTCGTGCCATCACTTTGAATGACTTAGCATACGTGAACTACGTACTGAAAAAAGCTTCCGTTAACCGCGGCGCTATGATCGGTATCGTTGATCCTAGCTTTGAATTCAATATCAACGTAAGCTCTCAAGTACAGACTTCAGATAATCCTCAGTACCGAGGCATCATCGAGTCTGGTATTGGCCAGGGTTTCCGCTTCATCCGAAACATCTACGGTATTGACTTGTACACAAGTAACTACCTGGATACTGAAGATGCTGCTGAAGCTGCGCTTACGGACTATCAAGGTAACACGACTGCAACTGTAGCCGGAGACGTAGCTAATATGTTCTTCAGCACTGCAGATCGCGAGACTCTCCCGTTCATTGGCGCATGGCGTCGACGTCCGGTGATCAAGTCTTGGAGAGACGAAGACAAAGAAACTGAGTATCATCAAATGAGCTCACGTTTTGGTCTTGCTCTGTACCGTCCTGAAAACCTCGTTACTTGTGTTTCAAGTACCGTACTAGCTTAAGGAATTATTATGTCACGTGCAAGCACATGGACAAACAATGATGGCCTAGTAGTTGGATTCGGCGCTCGCGACTCTAAGAACGAGAACGCAGCGACAGTCCGTACTCAAGGCAACGTTGAAGTCCTTCAATTCCCAATCGATTACGATACACTCGCAACGATTGGAACCGCTCCTTCTAGCAAGAGCATCCCGATACCTGCTGGTTCTACGATCCTTCGTGGTAACCTCAGCGTAACGGAAGCCTTTGTTGGCGGCACGAACATCGACTTCGGTCTGATGAACTCTGCCGGTACCGCTATCGATGATGACGGTTTAGACGTCGCAGTCCTCACGGCTGCTCTGACTCTGAACGCAGTTATCGCTTTCGACGGCGCGTTGATTGGAGCTGATGTAGGTACAGCCGACGCATACTTTGGCACTGTTGTTACTGGCACTTATACTGCTGGTAAAGGCATTGTGATGGTAGAATACGTCAAGCCTATGCCCGACTCAAGTGCTACGGATCCTATCTCAGGAATCGTAGGTACCTTGTAAGGCACCTAGCCTGGCCCCTTCGGGGGCCTTGGCTTTCTTATGAAAGTACTAGTAGCATGCGAATTTTCTGGAACAGTCCGAGAAGCTTTTAAAGCTAAAGGCCACTCCGCTGTTTCATGTGACCTGCTACCGACAGATATACCCGGGGATCATATCCAAGGAGATATCTTAGAGGTACTAGATCAAGGATGGGATCTTATGATAGCTCATCCACCTTGTACACACCTAGCCGTAAGCGGCGCTAGATGGTTCAAAGGGAAAGAAAAAGAACAGAAGCTCGCTTTAGAATTTTTCCTCGCTTTAGCGGAGGCACCTATACCTAAGATATGTATAGAGAACCCAGTAAGCGTGGTCTCCACCAAGTGGAGAAAGCCTGATCAGATCATTCAACCTTGGATGTTTGGTGAGGATGCAAGCAAGAAGACTTGTTTGTGGTTAAAAGATCTTCCACTTCTAGCGCCAACAGAAGTGATCACTAAGAAGATCTACAGTAATCAAACTCCTTCGGGACAGAATAAATTAGGTCCTTCTCCAGATCGTTGGAAGGAAAGATCTAAAACATATCAAGGCATAGCTGATGCGATGTCTGAACAATGGAATTTTTAAATGGCAGAACTTAATACAATAACCGGAACTGACCTTCATTGGCCTCGTGGCATTGAATCAGCTAGCACGTCAGACGCAGGTAAAGTTCTGACTCCGAGTGCTAGTACAGCAGGTACAGGCGATCTTCGCAATCTTACTGAAGCAGAGATCTCCGGCAAAACAGAATACATCACTGCCGTCTTCGATGACGTCAGTACAGCAGGGGATCTGTATATCCCTATGAACTTCGCAGGTACAGTTACCTCAGTTCGCTCAGTCCTCCACGGTGCAATAGCTACGGCTGATGTAACCCTGGCAGTGAAGGTGAACGGCGTTACTATGACCAACGGTAACATCACGATTGCATTCGACAGCTCAGCTGCTGGCGATCTTGATAGCTGTACTCCCTCAGCGGGGAACACAGTCACAGCGTCTCAGTATCTTCAAGTTACTTCAGACGGAGCTAGCACTAACGCTGTCTCTGCAACCTTGATGTTCACTATAACGAGATCATAATGGCTAGAAACAGACTCACATTACTGGATGTTGTTCAAGAAGTCTTGAGCAAGATGAATCATGACAATGTGAATACCATCGATCAGACCGTAGAATCCCGTCAGATAGCTCGTGAAGCTAAGACTGTGTACTACGATCTAATGGACAGAGACGACTGGCCACACCTAGTCCAACTGAAACAACTCGGCAGCTTATCTGATCCTACTCGTCCGAACATGCTTGTGATACCACAGAATGTTACGGTAGTACAGAACGTACGATACGAGAAGACCAAAGATGCTGACACTGCTCGTACATTCAATACGTTGAAGTACCTAGAGGGCAGAGAATTCTTGGACCTGTGTTTCCATAGACGCTCAGATGCGGACAATGTGATCACAGTTCCTACAAGAAACAACGTGGACTTGTTCATCTTGAATGACCAAGCTCCTACGTACTGGACTACCTTCGACGATGAGTACATCATCCTCGATAGCTATGACTCCTTGATCGATACTACGATCCAAGGTTCGAAGTCATTAGCGATGGTGAAAGAGATCCCTGAATGGAGATCTCTAGATACATTCATCCCAGATATGCCGGACCAGATGTTCAGTGTATTTGTGGCTGAAGTAACCGCCGCGGCTTCCATGTATTGGAAGCAAGGAGCGTCTGTCAAGGATGAACAAAGAGCAGCACGCGGCATTAGTAGACTACGAAAAGATGCAAGGAAAACTTATGCCTCAGACCAAAAAGCAGACTACGGTAGACGAAGAAGTTCGCACTACGTCAGAACCGAAGACGGAGACAAAGGAAGCATCCGCGACTCCCTCTCCTTCTAAAGGATGGGAGGAAGAGATTCTTCCAGCCGTTCCAGAGACAGACGAGAAGATGGTAATCGCTGGTGGAGAAGTACATGAAGTCGAACCTGACTTCGTTGAACAGATCCTGAAAGCAGCAGAGCCAGCTCCAGAACAGAACCCAACAGATAAAGTACCTATGGCAGACACTGGCCGAGTAGGCCAAGACTTCTTCAATCGTGAAGAAGAGTGGAGTGCTACAGTCCTAGGTGAAACCCCTGAAGGTAAGAACCTCCAAGTCATGAAAGGTAAAGGAAATCAGAGTAATGGTTTCTACCTCGGATGGCGAGAAGGTTTAGGTGATAAGCCTAAGGAAATCAGCGGTTGGTTCACAAGCTACGACAAGGCTGAACAAGCCGGTCGAGTGTACTTAAACAAACAATGGGACGAAGCACGTGCCACGGCAGCAAGCTCGTAAACAACTCCTGAACTTCGTGGGCGGCCTCATCACTGAGGCTAGCCCGCTTTCGTTCCCGGAGAACACAGCCAAAGACATAGATAACCTGAACCTCAATAGGGACGGCAGCGTCCAGCGTAGGAAAGGGTTAGACTTCGAGGTCAATAGCCAGTACAGCCAGATCCAATTCCCTGAAAGTACATTCGAAACGGATGCTATTAGTCAGCATGAATGGGAGTCAGTTGATGGCGATGATACTTTGAACTTCACTGCAATCCAAGTTGGTGGCGATTTGTATTTCCACAAGCTTGGAGAGCAAACATTGAGTACTAGTGTGCTAGGGTATATCAGCTTAGCTCCTATCAGTACACGTACGGACTACAGAACGTACACAGTGAGCACGAGCACAGGTAAGGGTAAACTCTTTGTGTGTTCACCCGCTATATCCCCTTGTTATATCCAGTACGACGCTGACACAGGCGTGTTCACTGGAGTGAAGTTAACATTACAGATCAGAGACACAGATGGAATAGACGAAGAGGATGACTCTCCGATAGTATTCGGAGATGATATCACTCCCTCAGGTGGGACTGATCCCGTGGACGATTTCAACGATATCATCACTGGTATCTCAGATCCTAATAACTTCTTCCCGTTCATTGATATCAATCCAGGCTCTGCTTGATGGCTATAGATACTAGACCTACAACGCTCACAGCGATCCATAACTACAACCTCAGAAACCAAGGCTGGCCTAATGAGTTCCGGAATTCTCCGAACCCAGGTGGCGATGGCGGTGCGGTAGTAGCAGATCCTGTAGCGTACACACAGCAGCAGATCGGTGTGTACCCAAGTAATGCGGATATCATCTATGGAGCTAGGACTGCATCAGCAGTTAGAGCAGCGTCTTTGAATACGTACTCTCCTTGGGAACTCGAGAAGCAGCTTTTTGGTAACACCCCTGCAGCTAAAGGCCACTTCATCATCAAGGCCTTCGACAGGAACAGACAGACAGCTTCTGGTATACCTGGGATTTATGACCCTAGCAGGGACCAAGATACATGGCGTCCTATCAGTACGGTATTCCATGCGGGTAGGATCTGGTACCTGATGCAGACAGGTGAACTGTATTTCTCTCAGACTCTGACAGAGATCAGTAACTCTAGCAAATGCTACCAAGAAGCAGACCCGACAGCAGAAGAAATCAATGATCTTGTGGCTACAGATGGCGGCAAGATAGATATCGCAGGCGTAGGCCTCGGCCTTGCGCTACAGGCAGTGAACACTGAGCTAGCTATTCTAGCTAACAACGGTGTCTGGACTGTCAGCGGTACAGCAGAAGGTGGCTTCACAGCTACTGACCAAGAGATCCAACAGATCACGAACATCGGCATACTCGGTAAAGAAACTGTAGTAGAGGCTGAAGGCGTGATCTACTACTGGAGTACAGGCGGTATCTACGCTCTGGCTCCTAACCAAGTGAACGGTACACTCCAAGCTCAGAATATCTCTGAGACCACGATACAAGATTTCTATCTATCTATACCTGAAGAAGGTAAGCAGAACGCTCGTGTGTACTACGATGATAAGCAGAAGAAGATCTACTGGATGTACAACGACGAGAGCTCCTATGATGGTAGCTCTCTTCGGTATAAGTACAACAAGATCTTGATCCTGGATCTTACACTCCAAGCATTCTATAAGTACTCTTTCCCTACAACAGTAGACGCTCCGTTCTTCAGCGGCATCATTGAAAAGAAAGCTCGCAGTACTGGTGTGGCTTCTGAAGTAGTAACTGTGAACGGAGAAACTGTCACAGTCGATGATGAAGATCTAACAGTGAACGTCAGAACTAGCAGTACAACTGGTGTTGAAGACGCACAGCTGAAGTTCGTAACCTTCGTGAAGACTGGTGCAACCAGCTACCAGTACACGTTCTCTGAACTGAATAACTCAGACTTCAAAGATTGGGCAGACTGGGATGGGACAGGCGAGTACTTCAATAGCTACCTGATCACAGGGCATGACATCCTAGAGGATCTGATCGCAGAGAAAGAAGCTAATACTATCTATACGTTCTTCAAGAGAACAGAGATGAACGTGATAGAGAACAATGAGGGTGGACTGAACTATGACTTCCCAAGCGGCTGCTACATGCAAGGTAGATGGCAGTGGGCAGACAGCCAGAACTCTGGAAGATTCTCTGAATCTGAACAGGTGTACAGGCTGAACAGGTTCTTACCCGGTGAAGAAGGCGCGTTCGATTACGGCTTTGAAGTCGTACAAACAATCAATCAGGTGCGTGGTAAAGGCCGTGCACTGAGTCTTAAGTTCGAATCAGAACAAGGAAAAGACTTTCATTTACTAGGATGGTCAATACCTTATACGGTAATAACAGGAGCTTAAGATGTCAGAATACGAATATCAAGAAGAACGCTATCAGGATGTGATCGAAGAGATGAAACCTCTTCTCGAAGAACACTACGCTGAAGTAGCGATGTATCAAGAGAGTATCAACTTCAATCCGAACTATGAACTGTATGAAGCAATGGCCGATCAAGGCATTGTGGATTTCTTCACGTGTCGGAAAGACGGTGAGCTCATAGGGTACTGTGTTACGTTCTTACAGATGAACCCTCATTACCAAGATCATATCTATGCAGTGAATGATGTGATCTATGTACACCCAGACCACAGGCATACAGAAGTAGCGCCTGAAATGATAACCCAGCTTGAAGACAGAATGATCGAGAAGGGCGTGTCAGTGATGACATTCCATATGAAGATCTTCAAACCTTTCGAGTCACTGATGGATGCACTAGCTTTTGATAAAGCTGAGTACGTGTTCATGAAACTGATCAAGGAATAACAATGGCTGCGATGACAGCTTTTCAAATTGCTGCTTTGAGCACTA